TGTATTTATATAAACATGGATAACATACACATAGTAAACTTATCAACCTACAACAAACCCAAAGTAGTAGAAGATAAAAGAAAAGAATGGGTAGCTTATGGTGATGATAATAATTACTACAAATACCTTATAGACCTTTTTACAAGTTCTACAACAAACAATGCAATAATAAATGGTATTAGTAATATGATTTATGGCAAGGGCTTAGATGCACTTGATAGTAGTACAAAAACAGATGAATATGCAGCACTAAAAAGTATATTTAACAATGACTGTTTAAAGAAAATTGCACTTGATCTAAAACTACTTGGTGAAGCATGTTTCCAAGTTTTATACCAAAATGGCAAAGTGTATAAAGCAGAGCATTTTCCAAGACAAACTTTACGACCTGAAAAAATGAATGAAGAAGGTGATATAGAAGCATACTATTATGCACCTGATTGGGAAAAGGTAAAACAAAACACCAAGCTAAAAAAAATTGCAAACTTTGGTTATGGTAATGGTACTGAACCTGAAATAAAAGTAGTAAAAAAATATGTATCAGGATATGATTATATATGCCCTGTAGATTATCAAGGTGCATTGGCCTATTGTGAATTAGAAAGTGAAATATCTGATTTTTTAATGAATGATGTACAATGTAATTTTAGTGGTACTAAAGTAGTAAACTTTAACAATGGTGTACCTGATAGGGAAAAACAGCTACAAATTAAATCTGAAGTTATGGGTAAACTTACAGGTAGCAGGGGTGAAAAAGTTATAGTAGCATTTAACAACAATGCAGAAAGTAAAACTACTGTAGACGATATACCTTTAGATAATGCACCTGCACACTATGAATATTTAGCTAATGAATGTATAAGAAAAATAATTATGGGCCATAGGGTTACAAGCCCTTTACTATTAGGTGTAAGAGATGGCAATAGTGGTTTAGGTAATAATGCAGATGAAATAAAAACTGCAAGTTTGTTGTTTAACAACATAACTATAAAACCATACCAAGACCTAATAATAGAATGTGTAAATCATATTTTGGCAGTAAACGAAATAAGTTTAAAACTTTACTTTAGAACTTTACAACCTTTAGAGTTTATAGATACAGATAATGCAGTAACAGAAGAAGCTAAGGAAGAAGAAACTGGTGTAAAGTTAGCCAGTCAAGTAGTAGATAAAGATTTTGCTATTATAGATGATAGGTTAGCATATAGCACACCTGAGAAAGCTGAAGAAATGGCAAAGAATATTGGGTGCGAAGGCATACATGTACATGAATACGAAGGCCAAGAATGGTATATGCCTTGTGAATACCACAACAAAGAAGATTTACAAAAATACAAATGCCCAAAGGGTTACAAAAAAAACTACAAAACACATAGGTGTGAAAAAATGACTGATGCAAGTGATGAACAACTATTAGCACTAATTAAAGGTAAAGGTGAAGATGAAAAGGAATTACTTGAAAGTGGTTATGTACTTGTAGATGAAAGAAAAGTAATAGATTCAGAAGAAAGTAATTTAGATGAACAATTACGACTTGCAAGAGTTCCAAGAGATACATCTACAAGCAAAAGTGAATACGATGGTAAAACAAATGATGGTGAAGATTACATAGTAAGATACCAATATGCACCACAAGCTGTAAGCAGTAATTCAAGAGAATTTTGCAAGAAAATGGTAAGTGCTGCCAAGATATACAGAAAAGAAGATTTAGATAAAGAAAGTGCTGCAAATAAAGAACTATCAGCAAGAGGTGAAAGCACTTATAATTTATTTTTATGGAAGGGTGGAGCAAACTGCAAACACTATTGGTTAAGAAAAACTTACATGAAAGAAAAAGAAGGTGTAAAGATTGATCCAAATAACCCAAATGCAATACCAATATATAGGGCTGAAAGAAATAAAAAAGGTATAACACCCCCTAATGAACCTAGAGAAGTAGGTATAAAACCTGCTGATTTACCAAACAAAGGATATAAAAACCCACGATAATGGCAGAAGCACTATTAATAACAAGAAAAGATGTAGTAAAGTTTACTTCAGTTTCAGCAAATTTGGATACTGACAAGTTTATACAATATGTAAAAATTGCACAAGATAAACACATAGAAAATTATTTAGGTACAGATTTACTTGAAAGCATACAAGCAAAAATTGTAGCAGGTACACTTACTGGTGATTACCAAACATTGGTAAACGAATATGTAAAACCGTGCCTTATACATTGGAGTATGGTAGAAATGTTACCATTTAGTGCTTATACTATAGCAAACAAAGGTGTATTTAAACATAATAGTGAAAATGCAGAAAATGCTAGTAAAGAAGAAGTAGATTATTTACTAGAGAAAGAAAGAAATACAGCACAATATTATACAAACAGGTTAATAGATTATTTAAGTTTTAATGCACCTAGTAAATTCCCTGAATACTACACTTCTACAAATGAAGATGTACACCCTGATAAAGATGCAAGTTTTGAAGGTTGGGTATTATGAAGTATAAGGCCAAAGAAAATAACATTAAAAAACTTACAGAATACTTAAACAAAAAAGTATATAACAAAAACCAACAAAATTTATTGTATAAATATGGCAAACACAATAAACTGGGGTAGAATATATTGCTTCACAGAATTTGGTGATGAAGATAACACCATAGCAGAAAGCATACCAAGTTTTAGTTCACCAAGTTGTTTTACTTTGCCATTAACAGGTAGTTTAATAGAAACTAAAGCATTTACTGTAGATATAACACTTAAAAAAGCTGATTCTACTACATTAAAAGCTGATCAAACAGAAGTAACACTATAAAAAAAATAAAATGGCAAAAGCAACAGTAAATGTAGGTACAACTGGCAACGATGGAACAGGTGATCCTATAAGAACTGCATTTCAAAGTTTAAATGCAAACCATACAGAACTATATTCATTATTGGGTAATGGTACTACACTATCTGTTACAGGTGATGTAGCAATAAGTTCAGGTTCAGCAACAATACAAGCAGATTCGGTAGAAGGTTCAATGATAAATGATAATGCTATAAGTGGTCAAGCAGAAATGACAGGTGATGTAGCAGATGCAGATGAATTAATGGTAAGTGATGGTGGCACACTTAAAAGAGCAGATTTTTCAGTAGTAAGAGATGCAGTATTTAATGATGTATCAGGTGATGCTACAGTAGCAGCAGGTGGTGCAATAACTATAGCAAATGGTGCTGTAGAAAATGCGATGTTAGCTGATAATGCAGTAGATCACGATGAATTAGCAGCAAGATATACTACAATTCCTGCAGATATAACTACAACTACTGGTACAATAAATTTAGATTGTGCTAGTAATGCAAACTTTAGATTAACTGGTAATTTAGGCACTTGTACTTTTAATTTACAAACTATGAAAACTGGTCAAGTAGTAGAAGTGCTATGCGATGGATCAGATTTATCTAGTGCTAGTATTACATTAGATACAACGTTTACATCTGATACAATAAATAAAGTTGGCACTACTAACTTTCAAGGCAGTAAAAAGAATTTATTTGTGTTTAGCTGTTTGGATGATACAGATGGTGATGCGTTTATAAATTATACTGTAAACGAAGTCGATGCAGATACAAGCCAACCATAATAATTAAAATATGAAAGCAAGAATAGTAAACGGAAAAATAGTAAAGTATCCCAAACTACCAAGTAACTTTGGTAATGTTATAGGTGGATTTGAAAATGCTTCTAGTGAGGTATTGGAAAGTAAAGGTTTTTATGATGTTATTACACCAAGTTATGATAACAAAACACAATACATAAGCAACCTACATACTATAGATGATTATGAAGGTGTAGATGGTAAAAAAAGAACTGTCTTTATTTATGATGTAAAAACTAAAACATTTAGTGAAACACTTGCAGAATTAAAGAAAAAAAAGATAGCAGAATTAAAAAGTGTAGCTTACAATAAATTAAGTTCTACTGATTGGTATGTTACTAGAAAAGCAGAAAAAGGTACTGCAATACCTGATTCTATAGAAACAGAAAGAGATAATATAAGAAGTTCAGTAGATACAAAAGAAAGCGAGATTAAAGCACTTACAAAAAAAGTAGATGTTTTTAATTACGATACAACTTTATAATTATGCCTACTAACAGAAGAATACTTTCACAAGATGCAGCAGTAGCAGCAGGTGATGCAGATGCAGCAGAAGGATTAGTTTTACACTTAGATGCTAATGATGAAGATAGTATAGAAAGTGGTGGTGCTAATCAAGGTAATGGAAGTGGCACTTGGTTTGATATAGCCAACCATGATTTAATTGTTCCAAGAATTGCACCATCTACAAATTTAATACTAGATTTAGATTTTTCTAATACTGCATCTTATAGTGGTAGTGGAACTAATGTAGAAGATGTTAGTGAAAATAACCCTGAGGCAGATGGTACTATAAATGGAAGTGGTACTTTTGCAAGTGATACAAGAGGTTACTATGATTTTGGTACACTAAATTCGAATTTTATTTCTATTGGTTCTCTTGGCGATTTTACAACCACAGGTGATTTATCATTTGAAGTATGGGTTTACCCACAGGGTTCAGGAGAACAAACTATATTTGCTACATCTCATTCAGGTACTTCTGCTGGTTATTTATTAAGTATCGCTGATGTAGGTGGAAGGCTTTATAATTTTAGCGATAGACCAACAGGCTCTTATGTAAGGTCTACAACATCACAAGTTATAAACGACCAATGGCAGCATATTGTTGTTACTTGGGATGTAAGCGA